TTTGCTTGTGGCGGAGCAAACCGGAGGTTTTGGGTGACTATCGACACGGGGCTTTACCCATCAAGTCGACTCAGTTGGGTCGCACTGGCGTTCCTCCAACCGATAAGTCAGGTGAGCGTCAGTAGTCAACAAGCTGAGTGGCGACATAATCCTCGAGAACGGCGTAACCGTCCCCAAGGATGATGGATTCTGCCAAGGGATAAATGTCGACAAAGGTGAGACCGGCTAACATGTCCCAAAAGTGCGTCAAGTCGTCGGGCCTGACCAAGTCTTCGTGAAACATCGACCCACTCAGGAATGAATCAATCATCCCCTTGTGGAGCGAGAACACTCGGACGTGGTAGGTCACGCCTTCCAACGAGTACACACCACCGGAAGCGGTCAGGTGTCTGTTCGCCCGTTTGACGAAAAGATTGCGGAGCACATGGCAATGCCTAAATTCATAAGCATGGGAAAGAGCTTTCCCGGCCATGTACTCGTCGTCAGAAACGCCGAGGTTGGCGTTCGGGCGGCAGTTGAATTTCGCGAGAACCTTACCCATCATTGGCAACATCACGTGCCCGTCCGTTGCCGAACTAGGCACGAAATGCTTCGAGAGAAAGTGACATTTGCTAAGGCGTGGGCTCATGGTCGCTTTCGCGACCATGCACGCCTCAGCAGCCACCTTCTCGTAATGGTAGGCTCCGCGCCTGACCCGCTTCCGGAGGACAGCGAGCATGTCATCACCCAAGATGACAACCCTGGGGGTGTCTACCCTGTACTTCTTTACCCAAGAGTAGAAGATGCACAGGTTCCAGAATGAATTCCTGAAGGTAGTATCTGTCGCACCAGTCGCTAATTGATGCTCGGCCACGGCGGACACGCCGTACTTCGTGTTGTAGACCGAGTATGAGCGAGAGGCGACGCGATGCAACCTCAGGAACCATTTGGGGCACCCGAGTCGACGCATCAGGGCTATCTCCAAGTCCAAAACGTCAGCGACTTGCGTGCTGTCGTTTGAGGAGAAATC